ATAAGAAAAAAATACAAATTAACTCGTAACAGATATTATTTCGAAATTCAAGGAATATATTTTTGTATGAACGAAAAATATAACATAAATAAAAATGTTACCTACGAGGAACTTGGCAGACATTTCACAGAATAACAATTTATTTGTAACAATATAAGACCCGAAGGATTTCTTTCGGGTTTTTTTATTTCTTGTATTTATGTAAAAATTTCACGTTATGGATAATGATGACAACAAGTTAAAATTAATTTTTGTTCATAAAATTGGTTACAATTCTAAGGATGAGGGATTGTATGAATTTATATTTTCATACGATGAGACCAATATATTGATTGAAGATTGGTGTTGGGATTTAATACCCGCTTGTGACAATGCAGTCCCACCGACTGAGAATTATATTAATCTTATTGTCAATTTAAAAACAGATTCTTTTGATCTGTATTGCCTTCATGAAGCGGTTGACAGGCCATATATGCATGGATATCATACAATTCACGCACTCGCATACGAATTTATTGACGGGGACGATAATACTGATGGTCAATCAAGTGATTATTCGAAAATGTTTGAACAGGATAATGAGGAATTGCCGCTGCTTGTTTTTCATTATGGTATGACATTGGCAAAAATCAAAGATTTATTGAAGACAAGAAAAATCATAATGAAAAATAATGAATTTATTGAAATATCTTCAATAAAATTGTAGTATTTATAATTGCCCATCACACCAAATTAGGGTGAAGGGGTTTCGAGGCACGATAAATTCAAGTATTTACCGTGCCTTGCGGTTTTTAAAAGTTCATCTTACCATTTAAAAGAAAGAAATCAAAGCACGGTTGCCAAGAAACACCCCATGTTCTGTTATTTTCATTTGATTTAGTATTTATTATAAATTCCTATAAATGAATACTAAACCGAAAAATGGTAGTTTTGATGATAAGGACAATGCACCGGAGCACATACCGGTAATTCCTTTTGATGCACAAAAGGAGAAAGAGAAGGAGGAAACAAGAAAACTTGCTGCCGAATTAAGGAAAAAATTCAGAAATATAGAACCCATTATTATCACGAAAAGTGGTGAATTAAAAAAAGTAGGTGAACTGACATATAACGAACAGGAAGATGAAATTGTCAAGTGTGCCTCAAATCCGATCTATTTTATTGAAACATATTTGACAATCTTCGATCAAACGCAAGGCAAGGGCGGTATGATCGTACCGTTCAAATTGTTCGAATTTCAAAAAGACTTGATTGAGGTGTATATGAGAGAACAGTTTGTTGTTGCTAACAAGTACCGTCAAGCGGGTGTTTCGACGACAACATGTGCATTCATTGCATGGTACGTTATGTTTAATAGGAACAGACAGGTTGCCATTGTTGCTGACAGATTAGAAACCGCACGTGATGAATTAATGAGCGATGTTGTTGATTTTATAGAATGCTGTCCCATATGGTTGAGACCGAAGACAGGGAGAATACAAGAAAAATTTCTCAAGGACACCCAAAAATTGAAAATATATGACAATGGTTCGAGACTCGGTGCATTCTCATCGAAAGGTGGACTTCGTGGCATGACCCCGACTTTGATATTTTGGGATGAAACCGCATGGACGGAAAAAGGCGATAAGTTTTGGACTTCTGCTTTACCAACACTTCAAACAGGTGGTGGTGCAATTATGGTTAGTACACCTTCTGGTCTTGATGCTGTATTTTATAAAACGTTTACTGAGGCAAGAAAAGATAAAAACAATTTTACACCCGTAGAATTATGGTGGTTCAATGATCCTCGTTATAATAAAAATTTGTGTTGGAAAAAGAACAAGGATAAGCAAAACGAAATTAGCCTGATTGATGAGAATTGGGATAAAGAGAAGAGAATTCAAATGATGGATGATGGTTGGGAGGCTAATTCTCCTTGGTTCGAGGAGCAAATTCGTGGTGCTAATGGCGACATGCGAAAAATTGCACAAGAACTTTTATGTTCATTTCTTGGTTCTGGTGATAACTTTATTGCTGAAGAGTTTCTGAAACGCATACAAGAACAGGAAGTTCTGCCAATACTTCGTCAAGAATATATTGATAACAACATGTGGATTTGGGAGGACGTTAAACCCGGTGAGGATTATATTATGACATTGGATGCATCACCTGGACATGGTGAAGATAATTCCACCTGTAATATTTTGAAAATGACAGAAACAATTGAGGAAAAAATCGTCACCAAGGGTGAAAAGATCAAGAAAGTCAGAATAAAAAGGCATAAGGTCGAACAGGTTGCAGAATATTATGGGAAGATCACGCCTCAAATGCTTTCGGAAATTGCTTATCAATTTGGAAAGCGATACAACAATGCTTATTGTGTTGTTGATATCACAGGTGGTTATGGAGTACAAACAGTTGAAAAACTTTTAGAGTTTGGTTATGATAATATTCATTATGCTGAGGTTACACATAAACCAAGTCGTGACAGGTTACAAGGATATATAAAGAAAGGACAGAAAGTGATGTCTGATGGTACTGTTATCAATGTCGATCTAATACCGGGGTTTTTCATTGGTAATAACCGGGCGTCTGTGCTTCTTGAAATGCAAAGGGCGATACATATGGAGGATGTGATAATCCGGTCAGTCAGGTTGCTTGAAGAATTAAAAACCTTTGTTACAGTTCCCGGAAACCGTGTTGCTGATCATAAACGATCGTTTCATGACGATTCTATTATGGGTTTGGCCACAGCATTGTATGTGTTGAATTTTGATATGGCAAGATTCAAACAAAGTAAAGGCGTAACGGAAAAAATGCTGAATGCTATTATAAACAATAATGATATACAAAATATTGAAAAAAACAAAGGCTATAAAAACAAACCGATGATTTCCCCGAACAGCATATCACCACTGAATCCATATATTTCACACTCATGGTTGTTCAAGGGTATCGGAGAGAAAAAGAAAAGTTAGAATGTATTTATAGATGCGAAGACTTTTCACAAAAATTAAAGTATTTATAAAAAAGTATAAAATTTTATAAAATGGCTGAAGAACAAAAAGGGGGTACAATATATCAACAACTTAACAAGTTGTTCAATCTTGATGGGATGGCTTATCAGGATGTACAACCAGGAATATCCCAATCAACACCCGCATCAAATACTACAAAAATTATTATTAAGGGAACAACTCCAGAGGAAATACATCGGAAAGGGTTGGAGTTGCAACAAAAAAAAGAACTTCAAAATAAGTTCTTTCGCACGACTGACAGAGGTTTTCAAAAGGCACTCCAATATGAGGCTGCAAGACTTCCAGCATATATTGATTATGAAGGGATGGAATATTATCCTATCATTTCATCAGCATTGGATTTAATTATGGAGGAAGCCACAACTATCGGAATAAATGGTAAAATGTTAAACATATATTCTAATAAGGAAAGGATCAAAATTTTCCTTGAAGAATTGTTTAATGATATCGTAAACATTAATGTAAACCTACCCTATTGGGTGAGAAATGTAGCAAAATATGGAGATAATTTTGTTCTTCTTTATGGTGAACGAAAGAAAGGTATTACCCATGTAAAACAACTTGTCAATTATGAAATTGAGAGGTTTGAGAGAATTCAGAATGGCAAACCAATTATCAAATTCAAGGAAAGAATGACTGGGGATGAGTTCAACATATTTGAAATAGCGCACTTCAGGCTTCTCGGTGATGACAAATACTTGCCTTACGGATCGTCAATTTTAAATAAAGTCCGCAGGGTTTTCAGGCAGTTGGTAATGGCCGAAGATGCTATGTTAACATATCGTATCGTCCGTGCAGGTGAAAAGAAAGTCTTCAAGATTGATGTTGGAAATATTGATGAAGAGGATATCGAGGAGTATATCTATAAGGTTGCAACCAAATTCAAGAAGGTTGCACAAGTTTCTCCAAATGATGGTCAAATCGACTATCGTTTCAACATTTTGGGTAATGACGAGGATTATTTTCTGCCTGTGAGAAATGCAAACACTCAATCGGGTATTGAGACACTCCCTGGTGCAAACAATCTCGACCAAATACATGATATTGAATATCTCCGTGACAATCTTTTTTCCGGACTCGGAATTCCGAAACCGTTTCTTAGTTTCCAAGATGCAGCAGGTGCGGGTAAAAATATGGCTCAATATGATATTCGTTTTGCAAAAAAGATAAATCGAATTCAACAAGCCATGATTCAAGAACTCAATAAAATGGCTATGATCCATTTGTACTTGATGGGCTATACTGGTGAAGACCTGAACAATTTCACATTGACATTAACGAACCCATCAATTCAACAAGAACAGATGAAGGCTGAACTTCTGCGTGAAAAAGCACAAACTTACAATGAACTTACCCGTGCAGAAGCAGGTCTTGGTGCAATGTCTCATACCAATGCAAAGAGGATTTTGTTCAATATGAGCGATAGAGAAATTGTTGAAGATTTGAAACAGCAAAAAATGGAAAAAGTTGTAATGCAGGAACTCGCTGATGCACCCGTATCCATTAAAAAATCCGGATTATTTGCTGATATTGATAAAAGATTCGGTGAAACTGCGGGTATAATGTCAGGAACAACTGAAATGGGTGGAGCACCCGGTGAACTTCCTGGAGCACCACCGGCAGGCGGACCCGCAGGAGCACCTCCGATGGGTGGCGGAGCACCACCGGCAGGAACACCACCAACAGGTGGAGCACCTGAAAATATTGGCGGAGCACCATTGGGTGGCGGAGCACCACCAACAGGAGGCGAACTCCCACCTATGGCTGAAGGAAAGACGAATATGGAAAAATACAATAAATTAATTGAGAAACTTGTTTATGGAAGTAGTTCTGAACCTGAACCAGAACACAAGAAGGTTATCAATGAAAACAACGAGATCAACGATAAAATGATCGGGAAAGCGCAGATAATGATCAGCGAAATAGATATGCTACTTGAAAACAATAACGACATTCATGAGAAACAAAAAATTAATGAAGGCGAAGATATTGATTTTAAAGACATTGAAAACATCAATCTTGAGGAATAATTCACATATGTAATTAATATATTGTATCAATAGAACATTTATAGTTAATTACAGTATTTATAATAAATCGAATTAAACCATATGAAACACGCCAACATAGGAGTTGTTAATTTGATAGTTTCGAATCGATTAAAGGATGCTTATTTCAGTAACACTTTAATTGAAGAATCGAAAAGATTCACGACGGAGTTTTTCGACGTTGTGAAGAAATCTCCAATTTTGCAATTGGAGTTTAAGGTATTCAATAATCTTGAATCCAAGCATATTGATAACGATATCGCTGCCACACGTTACATTGATAACAACATAAAATTATTCGAAGTATATACTTTGAATGAAGTGGAAAAGGAGCGTGAAAAATTGAACGGATTCATTGGTGAAGGTGTGATTCCTGATGGTGATATTAATACCGCTTCCAAAGTTAATTTATATAATGCTATCGACTGTTTGATTCGGGAATCGCTGAATGATTATGACAAAATCGATGTTGATGCAATTCACGAATCGTTTAATGTTGTTTTAAACCACATTAAACAACCGAAAAAAAATCTTATTGAAAATACTGACGTAAAACCCTTGAATGAAGAGGTGATCGAGATTGCGGTTAACAAGTTTAACGAGAAATATGAGTCTTTAAATGAGAACGACAAGAATCTACTTCAAAAATTAATTAAATCAAACGATAAAGAAAAACAAGAACTCTTCGAATTATACAGAAATGAAACCCTTCAAATCTTAGAAGGATTAAATAAAGATAATATTAAAGACAATATTTCAAAAGCAATTCAAAAAATCAAGGAAATGATTTATAATAAGAATGGAGTTGATGATGATATTATTGGTCTACATGAATTCAAAAAAGAGTTATTATAAGAACAGAAACGCCCTGGAAGGGGCGTTTTTTATGCATGCAATTCGTTAAATTCTTCTACTGTGGATGCGTGGATGTAAGTATCCCCATTGTAAAGGGTCAGCCTGTTCCTATTACCGCTTAATTTAAGGGACACGTGCACCCAATCGGGGTTGGTGGAAGTGCCCTTCTCCCAAATTAATTGGTCAAACGGAAGGTTATTCGCTATGTAATAAAATATCTCTTTGTTGGTGATACTCGTACCATCGACATCGATGTCCATTGCCTCTCCAACCCTGTGTTGTGAATTCGGCACACCACCAATATCGCTATTCAAGAACTCACCTCTAAATGCGTTACTTATTCGAACTTTGACATTAAATTTCTTGCAAAGAGGATCGTAAACCTTCAATGCGAGATTGTAAATATTCTGAAATTCAGTATCATTGGGTATATTGCGATGTTTCCTTCTTGTCGGGGTGCTTGTGGCTAATAGATATGAAATGGCGTCATAATATGTCATGTATGCCGATATCTTGTAATCTTTTGGATAATCGACATCATCATAGACATCTGATCCAACAGAGTTGGCATAATACCAATCGAACTCTACCGCCTTCACAGAAGGAGTCGCATTCATTTCAAGAAAATTGTAACCAAAATAACCATCTATTCCTTTGTTGAACCCGGTTTGGTTGTTTATATCACCCAACACAGCGAATGTTTTAAAAACATATGAAACCCCTTCCTCAAAATAAGATAATTTCTTTCTCTTGTCGTTTTTGCAATTCTGTATTGTATCGGTGTAGGATATCTTACTGATATATCCATCACCCCTATTATAACCGAACAATGCGCTGCTTGCCAATCCGTTCGCACGGTTTGCGCAGTATTTCATATACATACATTGCGCTTTGATCATGAGTTCGGGATTGTCCATCATATTTTGCAGCATTATCGGTTTGTCATATTCAGTAGAACTCGTATATTTATACAATACATTTCTTTCTGCGTTCGTGAAAACCGGGGTAATACCGTTGTAACTATCTGTGTGGCTTGCAATACCGTTCATCGTTATTTTGACAAATTGGGTTAATCCCATTGCCGCAGGATATTGTGTATTTGTTGATTCATCTTTGCCTATTGAGAAATCCCATAATTTGTATTTAGATTCAACAAAAGATTGTGCTGCCAAGACGTTGGCATTCATACTGTAAATTTTGGCGTATTTATCATACCATTCAATCAATTTGTTGGCAAGTGTGGCAGGGTTGGTAATTGTTTTACTTTTCCAAATGAAGTTCTTAGAGCCGGGGTTTTCTCCGTAAACACTTATATATTTATCGAAACTCACTCCCGGCATCGTTTTCTTTCCCGATAAACAATCTGCATTTACCGAGTTTTTTATATAATCTTTTCCTTGTGATGTTAATTCGGTGAATGCCATGTTATTGTATTTTAAAATCGTACATTGATTTATATTTTGCCTGATCAGGATTGTAATAAGCACTTGCACCCGCTACAATATCACCCACACTCATAGCACCACGTCCGGTTGCATCAGAATATCCAAAATCGTAACCCATTAATGCCGATGCATCTAAAACTCTTGGAACAGGGAATTTCAATATTTTCGTACCTGAGAAGGAAGTTGTCATTTTATTTGGGACAATATTGTGTTCAACACTGAGAATTACATACGCTCCATTGAACATTGGAATGTTTTCCAATTGGAAATATTGTGTTGGTTGTATCATAACATTTCCCAAGCCTTCGACTGTTGCCTTATAAGACCTATTTTCGTAAAGGTTGTAAAGATTTTGTCCTTTCGGAATCGGTGCTTGCTGTTTGTTATCGCCCGCAAGTCTTGACAGGATTTGAATAGATTCATTAGTTTCAGGATATTCCTTACTATCGATTTTTATGTTAGTAAACATCGACTGATTTTGTTCCCCAAAACGAACCTTGAATGCCTTGACTTGTCTATATGGAAAATCTTTATTATTGTTTTCCTGATTATCATATTGTTCTGAATTTGTTTTTATTTCAGAACAATCAGAAGAATGAAAATCTCCCGCATCGGTTGAATCAAGGCTTTCAATACCATCATCTTCAAAATCGTTACCATTGTGCGTCGGATAACTTGATGTGCCACCAATATACATGCAGACGAATGTTGCACGGTCGCTAACAATACCGCTCGTATCAATTTTGAACGCATCTTCCCATTCATATTGATTTATCATAAAATTTTGGAGCGGAAAGAATTCGAATCCGTTCAACGAAAGTAATTGTGAAAGAACGCTAAATACACTGATATTTGGATCGTCGAACATTTCCATAAGAATTTCTGCGTTAATCATGGTGTCACCAATCGGGTTCATTGCCCTATCGACAAAGACGAATGAATCAATCAAACGTTTTTCTTCCCGATTAAATGGATATCCATATGTTCCACTGTTTGACATTGTTTTTGTTGGAATATTGACCCATTTGTCGTTGATGTTCTTGAATGAATAATATGTTTGGGTTACAATGTCTTTATCGCCCCTTTTCTTTTCGTTTTCAGCCTCCTCCTTTTTCGTTTTTTCTTCGACTTTACCAATTTCTGTATACACCTTTTTGAAAAACTGTTCAAAAAAACTATTGTTTGCTGTTTTCCTCGTGGATTTATTCAATGCTTCGATTGATGTATAGTGCGGAAGGTATTCCGTACTCATTTTGAATGTAAGTTGACTGTGGACGGCGAGATTAATTCTTTTGATCAATGGTTCAATAATGTCATTAAAATAATTTCCTTCGTTCCCATTTTCCGATTCGTTCAAGAGTTTTTTTAATGTTTTTTCGTTTTTATCTGCAACATATGTGGAATACATTTCATTGACTTTTGTCATATAACCATCAAATTCGTTGACATAGAACGTTTCGAAATACTGTCTGAATTCGGTTTTGTCGTTTTCTGAAAGATATTTGTCACAATCGGCCATGTCAGCAATTATCAATGCGCCTCTATTGGAAATAACTTTTCCTTCACCGGTTTGAAAATAATTGAGAATATCTGTATCGAACTCGTTTGTTTTAGCATAAATTATCGCTCCCATATATAATGCCACGAAATTAGGTATTTCAACAATTCCTGGTTTTGAAAATACAAATCCATTAAGATTTTTTTGATGTATGTTAAATGGACTCATCGCATTGCCAAAATTGGATAATAAAACCACAGCACTTATTATCTTCTTCGCATCATCTTGTAGACTAAAAAGTATATTTTTATTGGATTCACCATAATTTCTGATGTAATATTTCCATAATTCGACAATATTTGTAAACCATTTAAGTACGTTTACCTTTACTTCGGTAGTAACCCGATAATCCCCAACATAATTATAGGTGGTATTACGAACCCACAAATATTTTGAAAGGTCTGTGTTGCTTGTAATTTTTAATAGGTTGGTTTCTGCATTTTTAACATAAATAAGATTATAATTCTGTTGTAAAAATCTGGTATCCATGTTCGTTTCTGTGGTTTCTTCTCCAATTCCGGTTAAATCACCAAATTTCCCACTTCTTTTATAATCGATAAGATATTCAAGATTGTCTTGGGTAAAATCATAAAATTTTGTAGAATCTTTTTTATGTTGTTTGTTTTTGGATTCTTTCAAAAATTTTCCAATTGGACCAACATTATCCTCAACCTGTTTTTCGATGGACGTGTCTTCATCAAGAATCATGACACCTTCGAAACCGGAATTATATTTGTCAGTATATGCAGAATGTCTCGTATCGACCGAAATAAATTCTTCCGAAAAATTATATTCCATCGGAAGAAGTTTTGCTAAATCGTTGTAAAAATTTTGAACATTTGTGTAATATTGGTTCGAAAGATTCTTTACGGTCTTACCTTTCAGATTTTCACCGAGGTTTATTTCTTTCATCGTACCCAATGATGATACGAGGTTTACCGCTTCAGATTCAGCATAAAGATCGAGGTATAATTTACCATCAGCATTATTATTGTAAAAAAGACTTGGAATCACATATTGTGATATCATGTAAAACCTTCGCATGACAACCTGAAGGATTTCAGTCATGTTGTTCTTGAACATGTAGGGGCTTGATGAATCACTGACAATTTCAGCGTCTATGGGTGATATTGGTAACCAAATATTGCTACCATCGGCGTTTTTCTCGCCCCTTAATATGTTTTGATATTCAAGTTGAGCCTGGGTAAAGAAACTTTTAACGAAATCCTCTACGAATGTTATTTCTGGGAACGGTTTTGTACATTTTTTACTCATTTCGATGGGTGCAATTCTTTCCTCCCGTTTTGCCCCATTTTCAATCCTATTAATTACAAGGGGGAATGAAAACAGATGACTGTCTGTTTTTCCTTTTCCCACGTCACTGTAATTCCCGTGGTTCACAATCATTTTTTTAATATCGGCATCATTGTGATGTTCTTCCGCATCTTTTGCCGTTTTATACATTTTTTCGAAAAATGTGTCGACATCATTACAGATAATTTCGAATATCTTATAAATTGTCGGCTGCATTCCCAATTTTTCAAAAACAGTATTGTTTATTTCAGTGGTTATTGTGTGAGATAATACATCCATATTTTGTTTGAGCGCAGAAAGGTTCTTGTTTAACTTTAAATAGTATTTGGTAATATCAATAAACATCAATACTTTATCATCGGTTAAATTCAGTATAGTTGGATTGGATATATCACCTTCGTTAATTGATTCGGTCAATCCGATATCACCACTTGTAAATGTATTAATTAAGCGTAATTTTATTTCACCAAATTTATTTTTGGCGATTTCTAAATTATCTGGAGTATTTGAAGGATAAATAAGAAGTATTAATTTCGTTTCCATATCTGAAGGATAACCATCTGTATGAAT